CAAAGCTTCACAATATTATAGCTAAAAAAAATCAATTAACTATTGAGTTTACTGATCTAGAAGTTCTACAAAAACATTATTCTGATTTATTAAAACCAGAATTACCTAAAGAAGAAAAAGAAGAACAAAAAACAGGAGCCTAATCCATGGCCCTAGGAGTCACAGCATATTCGGAGGCACCCTTCAGTGCAGAAGATTCTAGTGTAATTGTATATCCTTTAGGTATTCAATTAACAGCTCAAGAAAATTCAGGTATTATTAATATAGATGTAGATGTTTCTGTAACAGGTCAAGCTTTAACTGCAGCAGAAGGAACTGTGCTTGGTTCTTCATTTGTGTTAGTTTCACCAACTGGTCAAGCTTTAACATCTAGTTTAGGAAGCACCACAGAAACATCAATAGGACAACAAGTTGACGTAACAGGCTTTGATTTAAATCTTAATTTAGCTAATTCTACACATGATACTTTAATAGCTTTTGGCGAAGCGCCTTTTGCAACATTAAGTCCAGCTACATTCCTTGTTCCTGTTGAAGTAGAGGCTACAACAGGTGGTATTGTTGGAACATTCCCTCTACCTATGTCTTTAGGTAATGTTACGGAAATTACAGCAGATGCTCTTGTTAATTTAACAGGTCTTCCATTAACAATGCAGGAAAATACTCCAGGAGTTGTTGGAGATGCAAATGTTTCAATTACAGGATTTTCAACACCTTTAGTTTTAGGAACTGCTCAAGGGTTTACTGATGTTACAACAGAAGATGTAACAGGTATAGGATCTAATATAAACTTAGGAAGTATTATTGGTTTTACTGATGTAGACGTTTCAATCACAGGTTTCCCACTAACAATGCAGGAAAATGCTCCAACAGTTACTGGAGATGCTAACGTTACTGAAACAGGTATTGCTATGACAGCTGCTCTTGGTACAGCTGTTTTAGATGCTAACACTTTAATAGATTTAACTGGTTTTGGTTTAACTATGCAGGAAGGAACTGCAACAGCACCAGATTCATTAGCTATATTAACAGGAATTGAAATGACAATGGCTGAAGGAAGTATTGTAGGACCAATTGTATGGACCAAAGTTCCTACAGGTGGTGCACCTGTAGATCCTCCAGGTTGGAAAGAAGTAGCTTGATTTATGGTGACAATATAATTATAATTAAATATTAAGGAATTAAAATATGGCAAATACAACATCAACAAGTTTAAAATTAACCGTTCAAGCAACCGGAGAAAACTCAGGTACTTGGGGACAAATTACAAATACCAATTTACTTATTTTAGAACAAGCAATTGGTGGATACGATGCAGTAGGTTTAAATGCAACCACTGGTGCAACCTTGACTTTTTCAAACGGTGTTTTATCGAATGGTAAAAATCAAGTTTTAAAATTAACAGGGTCAATTACAACAAATGTTAATGTTGTTATACCTGATTCAATTGAAAAAACTTATTTAGTCGAGAATGCAACTACAGGGGCCTTTACCGTAACATTTAAAACATCCTCTGGTACAGGTGTAACTTGGACAGCAACTGATAAAGGGACCAAAGTTCTTTACTCTGATGGAACAAATATTGTAGAAGGACTTAGTTCAGTTGGAGCTGTAACAGCCACAGGACATGTTTTACCTGGTGCAAATGATACCTACGATTTAGGAGCTGTAAGTAATGTATGGAGAAACATATATACAGGGGATTTACATCTTTCTAATAAGTTTAAAGAAAAAGGTAATATAGTCGATGGAACTAAAGGAAATTGGACTTTACAAGAAGGTGAAAGTGATATATTTATGATAAATAATATATCTGGAGAAAAATTTAAAATTAATTTATCTAAGATAAAAGGAGACTCATAATGGGACTATTTTCAGACGGAACCGAAATTATTAATGGTGGAGAACTACTAGAAGGTGGTATCCCTACAGCAACTATTGTTCCATGGTCAAAGTCTGCGGTCCCTACAGGTTTCTTAGAATGTAATGGTCAAGCAGTTTCAAGAACAACTTATTCAGCTTTATTTACATCTATAGGAACTACTTATGGTGCAGGTAATGGTTCAAGTACTTTTAATGTACCGGACTTACAAGATAATGTACCTATTGGAAAATCAGGAACCAAAGCTTTAGCTTCAACAGGTGGAGCAAACACAGTAGCAAACTCAGGTAACGTGGGTGGTAGTACAGCTAATGCTACTATATCCACAGCGCAAATGCCTTCTCACTCACACATTCAGAAAAACTCCCCTGGTCAAGGTAACCCTTCTACTGGTGCTTTTTTAAGACAAAATTATGCTGGTGGAAGTAATAACAATACTAATGTAAGCACACACACTGATGGTTCTGGAACTGGTCACTCTCACAATATGAGTGCAACTTTTTCTGGATCTGCAAACTCAGTTTTACAACCTTACTTAACAGTTATTTATATAATTAAAACTTAGGAGAAAAAATGGCAACTAACGCAAATTGGACAGTGGTAATGGAAGACAAGATGATTATAAATCATGGAGTTAAAAATGAAAACGATCAACCAACAGCATATAAAATTTTAGATGACGATGCTTTTTGGGGACAATCAAAGTTTTCAAATATTTGGGCTATTCAATACGGTAATTCTAATCCATCTGACGAAGTAGAACACAGAGATACTACTCCACATTGTTCTTTTTCCGATGCTGGCTTAGGTGATTTTTCAGAGTTTACTTCTAAATGGGACTCAGCTCATCTAACAATATTACAAGAGAATTGGGACAATGACAATGTTGATGATGAAACTGAAGCTGAAAAAATTTCTAGATTAGGTGCAAGGCCTACTTCATATTCTTCGTAGTATTAAAAGAAACTATTAATCTTTGTTCTTCTGATTTTAAATTTTTTACTTGATGGGGAATCATTGAGGGAAACATCAATAAAGTATTTTTTTTAAAACTATGATAATATGGACGAAATAAACTGTCATAAAAAATAGTTGGACTAGGTTCTGATCCATTAATATAAATTATTCCAGAATAAATTGATCCATAATGATTATGAATATCATGTTTATTATTGCTGTTATATAATTGAGCCCAATTATTAGTTAATAATAAATTATCTTTATCTAAAATGTTTGTGACTTGTTTTTTTAAATTTTTTAATACAGGAAAGTTTAAAATATTTAATTTATTATATGTAGTTTTTTGATAGTCGGTATTTATATTTTTAAGTAAAATTAAAATTTGATTAATTTCATTTTTGTTTATTTTTATTTTATATTCATAAAACAAATGTTGATATGAAAAAGGATCAAATTTTTTCATTTTATGGTCTTAAACGCAACCAAGAAGTTAAAATGTATTTTTCACCAGATAACGGTGGGTTACCTCTATGTAGATATGGAAAACTAGCTGGCCATATAACTATTCTACCAGTTTTAGGTTTAACTCTTGTAGCTTGATGTAAAAATTCTGTTTCTCCTCCTTCTTCTACATCATTTAAATACACTGAAAAAACAAAAGCCCTAGATTCATTTTCAAAACCTTTTCCATGTTCAAGATGCCAAATGTGATAACCTTCAGTTGGAAGTGTCTTTTGAATTTTTAAAGTTGTGTAATGAAAATCAACTTGAAAAGCTTCATCAGCTCCTACAATAGTTGAATAATGTTTCCAAGCTAAATCAAAATTAACTATTAATGATTTTAAGTCTTCATACCAAATTTCTACGTTAGCTCCATTACAAAAAAGATGTTTATCTTGTTTGTATTTAAGATCTATCTTTTCTATTTGTAATCTAGAAAAAGTGTTTCTTAATTTTTCTTGACTATCAAATATACTAATGGCATTTTTACATTCTTCTTCAGTAATGTATCCATCATATATTCCTATAAAATTTTTTACATTTGCTGTTTTTTTCATTCTAATTTTTCTTTCATATTGTAAACGACTAATATATAGTATATTATATAATACAAAAATTAAATTTCAAGAGATAAAGAAAGAAAATGATAAAGGTATTAGATAATTTTTTTGACAAAAACCTCTTAAATAAAATTCAAAATCATATAACTACTAAAATATATTACTCTCCTAAATGGTTTGTTGGTCAAGAAAAAACAAATGAAAATTATTATGGCGATCGATTTTTATTAAGTAATGATACTGAATTAAGAGACATTTTTATTAAACAAGCAGAAAATAAATTTAAAATTAAAATTACAGGTTTAGATAAAAGTTCTGGAATTGATTTAAGAAATTTAGATCATTTTAAACCTCACATAGATCCTTATAACATAAATATTTTAATAATGCTGCAGGGGCCTGTAGCCGTTGAAAATGGAACAGTTTTTTATCATGTAGATGGAGAATTAAGTGACGATTATGAATCTAGTTATGAATTAGATATTCATGTGGGTTTTAGACCGAATAGAGCAGTGTTGTTTCCTTCCACTTGGTTACATAGCCAGCATGCTAGTAAAACTAAAGGTGTTAGAAGGTATACTTCTACTCTTTTTATAACAGATTATGAAAATGTTCTTTAAATAATTCTGTTATTAACATACTTTCATTCTCTATAAAATTAATATATAAGGCATTGTATGCTACAAAAACTTAATTTTAAACCCGGTTTTGACAAAATGGTTACAGAATCAGGGGCAGAAAGTCGATGGATCGATGGCGATTTTGTTAGATTTAGATATGGACTACCTGAAAAAATAGGGGGTTGGTCACAACTTACTAATTCTAATAATACATTACCAGGTGTAGCAAGAGCGCAACATGCGTTTGCTAGTATCGCTGGAGAAAAATATGTAGCTATAGGAACCTCACAAGGTTTATTTTTATATTATAGCGGAGAATTTTTTGATATTAGTCCTTTGGCTACAGCAATTACTGGAGCTACCTTTGATGCAACGTCAGGATCTTCAACAGTTACAGTTAACAAAACTGCTCATGGTTTATTAGATGGAAGATATGTAACATTTTCATCTGTTACCGTCCCATCTGGCTCAGGTTATGCAATAAGTGATTTTACAGATAATACTTTTGAAGTATTAAACAAAACAGCTAATACTTTTCAAATTACAATGCCTACAAATTCTGCAGGTTCAACATCAGCGACTGGATCAGCAACAATTGATCCTTATGAAATTGTTGGCCCTACTTTTCAAACTGCAGGTTTAGGTTGGGGTACAGATACATGGGGCTCAAGCACATGGGGAACGGCAAGTGCAACCAGTGACGTGGTTTTAGATCCAGGTTTATGGTCTTTAGATAATTTTGGTCAAATACTTGTTGCAACAATTCATAATGGTAAAACTTTTACATGGAATGCAGGGGTAAGTAGTCCAAGAGGAAATAGAGCAACGATTATGACTGGTGCACCTACTGCATCAAGATTAACGCAAGTATCCGACAGGGATAGACATGTATTTCATTTTGGAACTGAAACAACTATTGGCGATCCTACAACTCAAGATCCAATGTTTATTAGATTTAGTGACCAAGAAAATTTTAATGTGTATCAACCAACAGCAACTAATACTGCAGGGACATTTAGATTAGATAAAGGTAATGAAATTATTGGAGCTGTATCCGGTAAAGATTATACATTAGTATTAACAGATACTTCTGCTTATGTAATTCAATTTGTTGGACCACCATTTACTTTTTCAGTTAGACAAGTAGGTACTAACTGTGGATTGATTGGACAGAACGCATTAAGCTATTCTAATGGTGTTGTTTTTTGGATGTCTGGTGAAGGTGGATTTTTTGCGTATGATGGTACTGTAAAATCTATTCCTTGTGAGGTTGAAGACTTTGTATTTAGTACAACAGGAGATAATTTAGGAATCAACCAAAGTTCAAATCAATTGGTTTATGCAGAGCATAATACTTTGTATAATGAAATTAATTGGTTTTATCCTGAGTTTGGATCTCAACAAATTAATAGATGTGTAGTATATAATTACGCAGAAAAATGTTGGACTACCTCATCATTAGCTAGAACTAGTTATGTAGATCAAGGACTTTTTGATTTGCCTTATGCAACGGAATACAATTCGACCTCTCTACCTAATTTTCCAATACAAGGTATAACAGCAAAGTATGGTGCATCCATTTACTATGCTCATGAAACCGGAACCGATCAAATAAATTCATCTGGTACAACCTCTATTGATGCTTTTATTCAATCAGGTGATTTTGACATTACTAACTCTAATAATATTGCTAACTTACAAGGAGACGGTGAATACATAATGTCGGTTAAAAGATTTTTACCAGACTTTCAAGTGCTTACTGGTAATTCAAAAATTACTATATTGATAAATAATTATCCAAGTGATACAGCTGTAAGCTCACCCCTTGGACCCTTTACAGTAACTTCATCTACTGATAAAATAGATACACGTGCTAGAGGAAGATTAGTAGCACTTAAAATAGAAAATGATGCTATAGGTGAGACCTGGCGTTATGGAACATTGAGATTAGATGCCAAACCGGATGGAAGAAGGTAACGATGCCCTTAACTGAAAAAGGTAAAAAAATAATGAAATCCATGAAAAAACAATATGGAAAGAAAAAAGGGGAGGCTGTATTTTATGCTTCTAAAAATAAAAAAAAAATAAAAAACGTAGATAAGAAAAAATAATGGCTAAAGTAACTGCATATATACCAGAACCCAAACAAGAATATGAAGTAGATAACCAAAGACAAATTTTAGAGTCTATTGCTACAGTAAAAGACCAACTTAATTTTTCATTTCAAAACGACTTGAAAGAAGAGCAAGATACATATAATTACTTTTTATCATGACCATACAATATAAAAGTGCAGTATTTGATTTAACAACTACTAACTTAACTACAGTATTAACAGTAGCAACTTCTGCAGTGGCAATTGTAAAAACTGTACAGGCTAGTCATATGGATGCATCAAACGTAGATGCTGATCTATATTTAAAAAAATCTGGCGGGAGTGATGTGGAAATAGGCCATGCGCAGCTCAATAAAGGTATGACAAATATGATTGTAAATACCTTGAATTTAGAAGCAGGAGATGTTATAAAGATGCAGGCAGATACAGCAAATGAAATAACAGGTGCTGTAAGTTATGCTTTAATAGACAGGTCACAACAAAATGGATGATAATATTTTAAAAATAGATTGCACTACAACAGTAGTGTTAAGAAATACTAGAACAAATAAAATATATAAAGACGAAGCAGAGAAAGAAGCGGATATAGCTGATCCTACTACTGAAACAGTTGCAGAGCACATTGCTCAAGATTTAACAGTACAGGTATCCCCGAAAGGATTGAACATTTTACAGAAAGTCATGAATGAAAATAAGAAATCAAACCCCTAAAGGTGGGACTGAATTACAATTAAGTTTTTTAAATAAATACGTAGACAAAAATTTATTGGACAAAGTTCAAATTTGTACTTCAATACCAGGTAAAGTTCCATTAGATCCCAACAAAGTAAATATACTTTGGCAAAAAAATTCTTATGACCAACCTAATTTATATCCTTGGTTTAAAAATAAAGCTAATCACCACAAGTATGATTGGTATGTATTTAATTCTCATTGGAATCATGAAAAATTTAGAATGATGTTTGGTCTACCTACTGAAAAATGTATTGTTATAAAAAATGGTGTAGACAAAATAGAACAATCAGAACCTTATCAAAAAGGACAACCTATAAAAATTATACATCAAAACACACCTTGGAGAGGACTATCTGTTTTGTTAGGTGCAATGCAGCTAGTTAAGAACCCATTAATTACTTTAGATGTATATTCATCTTGTGAAGTTTATGGCAAAGATTTTATGGATAAAAATGATAAAGATTACAAAGCTCTTTACGATCAAGCGGAGTCTTTACCTAATGTAAATTACATTGGTTATAAGCCAAATGAATACATAAGAGAAAATATAAAAAATTATAATATGTATGTATATCCAAGTATATTTGAAGAGACTTCATGCATATCTTTATTAGAGGCAATGTCTGCTGGACTGTATAGTATTGTAACAAACTATGGAGCTCTGTTTGAAACAGGCGCAGAGTTTCCAATGTATGTTCCTTATGACAGTAATTACAAAGCTTTAGCTGAAAAATTTGCTTATGGCATAGATGCTGCATCCGCAACACTCCATGAAAAAGTAATACAAAACCATTTAACTACACAAGCTAGCTATACACAGTTTTATTATTCTTGGAATAAACAAGCTGCTTCATGGACTAACTTTTTACAAGGAGCAATTAATGCCAAAGCCAAATGAACCTATATGGTTTAACCAGGACAAAACAGTAACTCCAAATGGAGATACTTATCAAACAAATAAATATAGGAGATCGATCTCCTTATAGAATAATGGTAGGCACACCTTGTCATAGTGATGTTAGTATGCATTACACACAAGCTGTTTTAAAGTTTCAACAAGCGTGTTGGGCTAAAAAAATACAAGTTAGTTTTACATTATTAAAATCATCTTTAGTCACTCAAGGTAGGAATTTATGTGTTGCTGAAATGTTAAGCCACGAAGACAACTATACTCATTTATTATTTATTGATTCGGATATTGATTTTAATGCTGAAACTATTTTTAAAATGTTAGAGTTTGATAAAGATATTATTGGGGTACCTTATCCTATGAAGATATTAAGTTGGGATAAAATATGGAGAAGACATACCTTAAAACAAAGCGCTATTAATGATGCTAATGATCTGGCCAAAGCAGGGTTTACCTTTCCTGTTAAAGTAGAGAATCCTAATTCAATTACCGTGGACCGAGGACTTATGGAACTAACTCATGCTCCTACTGGATGTATGTTAATTAAAAGAGAAGTTCTTGAAAAGATGATTAAAGAATACCCTCACTTAGAGATATTTCAACCTACTAATATCAATGGTAAAGAAGAGAAAAAAGACAATATGTATAATCTATTTGATACTTTACATGACCCTGTTACTAAACGTTACTTTGGTGAGGACTTTGGGTTTTGTCAAAGATGGACAGATCTAGGCGGTAAGGTATATGGCTATATAGATGACTACATAACTC